CCGTCACTGGAGTGTTACAAATCACTGTTGTAGGGCATGGATTACAAAATGGTAATCTTGCAACTATAGCCATTAGAAGTTTATTCTTCTCTTGTTCAAGAGATAATTTTAGAACAGTTCATCCGTATCCAAGACCATCAAATACCACTGTGGTAGGTCAGAATCTAACAGTTACGAAAATTAATGAAGATATATTCAGTGTAAACGTAGGTAAAAACGTTGGTAGTGGTGCTCAGATAACCGCCACTGCTGGTGTGGGAGGAACAGCAATATTTAATATTGTATCAGCAGGAACAGGTTATAAAGATCCAATTATATCTGTATCTCTCCCATCTTACTCAAACTTATCTGTAACTGGTGTTTCTAGATTGGGATTGGGTGCGACAACTGATACTGGAACAGGTTTAAAAGTAAATGCAATCATAAAACCAGCTACAGGTATTGGATCTACTTTATTTGAAGTATCAGAATATGAAATTGTTGAAAGAGGGTTTGGATTTAAAAAAGGTGATGTTGTGAAAGCTGTTGGTTTAGTAACTTCAACAGATGTGCCTAATCTTGAAGAAACATCAACATTAACCATAGATAAAATTTACAATGATTCTTTTGCTTTATGGCAGTTTGGTGATTTCGATTACATTGACTCTATTAAAGATTTACAGGATGGAAGTGAAACTAGTTTTTCATTAGTATTAAATAACCAATTACTTAGTTTTGAACTTAATGAAAATACATTAAATGTTAATGTTAAAAAAGAAAATTTATTTTTAGTTGTTATAAATGGAGTGATTCAGGAACCAACCACATCTTACACGATAATTGGTGGAAATATAATTCGTTTTTCTGAAGCACCTATACCTGAAGATGATATTACAATTTTATTTTACAAAGGAACAGACAATGTAGATTCAGTAACTAGCTTAAAAGAAAAATTAATTATTGAACCAGGAGATGAAATTCAAATAACTCAAGGATCTGGAGTTAAGTCTCAGGGTAAAAGAACTGTATTTAGTTTGAATACATCACAGAAATTGGAAACAAACCCATACTTACTTCAGGGTGTTAATTCCACTGTAAATAGATCACTTAATCTTTTAAAACAAAAAGTAGATAAAATTATTAATAAGAGTCTTGTTTCTAAGAAAAGATCTAGTATTGAACCAAGAATAAGTCCTGTTTCTAAGGTTATTGGTGATGTGAAAACTGGAGATACTCAAATTTATGTTGATAATGCTGATTTATTTAAATATGAGTTTGCAAACACAGATAAACCTGATCTATCGTTCTCTTTATTTACAGATCCATCATTTAAAATAGGAGCTGCATTTACTGCTACTGTTAATAATGAAGGTAAAGTATCTGCAGTGACAATTGTAAATAGTGGTTTAGGTTATGCATCAGGTAGCAACCCTGTAATTAGATTCACTGCACCTCCTGGAGTAGGGACTACTGCGGTAGGAGGAACACTTGTTGGTGCTGGTGGAACAATCAGTTTTGCTTCACCAACCACTGTCGGTTCAGGTTACACTAGCACCAATCCACCACAAGCAATAATTGAAAAACCACCATTCCCTTATGAAAATATTACATTTAATCCTATAACCGATTTGAATTTAAATATTCAAAGTAATGTAGGAGTGATAACTGGTATTGGAACAACAATTACGACATCATCAAAATTAGGTATTACATTTACACTCAAACGTACAAACGTAGGAGTGGCCGACACGTTTGGACTTGATAATCCAATTGAAGTTGGAAAACCAATTTATATTTTTGATACTCGTGTTGGAACTGGTGTTACGTCAATATTTAATACTGGTACAGATAGTGAGATAGTAGGTATCGGTGAGACATTTATCGATAACATATACATTGTTGAGTCGTTAACAGTGGATAATCCTACAACAGGTTCTGGAATAATTACAACTGGTATATCTTCATTTGGAACTGATTCACTTCCTGTGGGTAAGTATTCAGTAGGAGTTATTTCTTCTTTAACTAGAGCATCTAGTCCAATATCAATAGGTGTAACTGGTCTTACAGTTGGATTGGTAACAACAACAGGAATATCAACTTTCCCAACATTAAAAAGAATTGGTGGATCAGATACCTTTGAGCAATCTGGATCATTAATTCCAGAAATAAGACCAACTTAAAAAATGTTGTATAAATATCTAAAAAACTATTAATATGCCCGCAGTAGTAACAGATCAGTTTAGAATAACAAACGCAGGTAATTTTGTAGATTCTGTACTAGATTCTAATAATTCATACTATGTATTTTTAGGTTTACCGAATCCTGTAGGAAATGGATTTGGTAGATCATCTAATTGGAATACATCTACACCAGATCCAGTTGATAATTTGGAGTATCTTACACAGTATAGAGATACGTCAATGTTTGGTAAGAAAATTAATTCATCAAATATTCGAAGAGTTGTAAAAAAATACTCTTGGGTTGCAAATGAAAGATACGACATGTATCGTCATGATTACAGTGTTAATAATCTTTCACCAAATTCAAAATCTGGGAGTTTATATAAATCAAACTATTATGTAATTACCTCCGAGTTTAAAGTCTATATTTGTATAGATAACGGAGGATCTGGTCTTCCTGATAGCAGTGATGCAAAAGGAAAACAAACAATAATTGAACCTTCTTTTACAGATCTACAACCAGCAGCAGCAGGAGTTGGAGATCCTTATACTTGGAAATACTTATTTACAGTTTCACCAAGTGATGTAATAAAATTTGATTCGACTGAATATATTGTTCTTCCTAATGACTGGTCAACCACAACTGATGCTCAAATACAAGCAGTCAGAGAGGCGGGAGATTCTGATATAAACAAGAATCAAATTAAAAAGGTTTTTGTAAAAAATAAAGGAAAAGGTTACGAAGAAAACAAAACTAAGGAATGTAATATTCTTGGTGACGGTCAAGGAGCAAAATGTAACGTGTCTACTAATAGTGAGGGTGAAATAACTGAGATTATAGTTACTGCTGGTGGTTCAGGTTATACATTTGGAATGGTTGATTTAGAAAGTGGTGGATTTGGCACACCTAACACATTTGCAAATTTGATACCAATCATACCACCCTCTAGGGGTCATGGTTCTGATATTTACACAGAACTTGGTGCTGATAAAGTTTTAGTTTATTCTAGATTTGATGATTCAACAAAAGATTTTCCAGTTGACACACACTTTGCTCAAGTTGGAATTATTAAAAATCCAAATAAATTTGGAACTTCCAATTTATATACTGAATCTCAATTTTCATCATTATCTTCTATAAAATTAAACGCTGCTCCAACCACTAATGATTTTGATTTATTAATTGGTGCAGGTATACAACAACCTGTAACCGATAACGGTGTTGCTGCAACAGCGAGAGGTACAGTAGCTTCGTATGATAGTGATACTTTTGTTATAAAATACATTCAAGATCGAAGTTTAAATTTAAATCAGACCACTGCTGATAATGTAGATGATGCTGGTGTTGATACTAGAGCAAAGGTTCTTTCATTTGAATCAGGTGCAGATGTCGTTTTAAATCCTGGTGGCACAGTTGCAATAGATAAAGGTTTTAGTGGAATAACTACAACCATAGGTGGAAAAAATATTAATTTGGGGGTTGATTTCACAAATGGTCTAGCTAACCCTGAAATAAATAAAAAGACTGGTGAAATTATCTACATTGATAATCGAAAAGAAGTCGAAAGAGACATCAGACAAAAAGAAGACGTTAAAATTATTCTGGAATTCTAAAAAAAATGGCACAAAAAATTAATTTAAATTCAAGTCCATATTATGATGATTTTGATAGTGAAAAGAATTTTCATAAGGTTTTATATAAACCTGGTTTTCCAGTACAAGCCAGAGAATTAACTACCCAACAATCAATCTTACAGAACCAAGTAGAAAACTTTGGTAATCACATCTTCAAAGATGGATCAGTGGTCATACCAGGTGGTGTAGCATTTGATAATCAATTTAATGCAGTAAAATTAAATAGTCTTAACTTAAATGTTGATATATCTGTTTATATAAAAAATTATATTGGTAAGAGAATCGTAGGAAGCGAGTCTGGAATTGAAGCTATTGTTAAATTTGTTTCACTCCCAGATCAAGTAAATGTGACTGATGTTACTTTATACGTGACATATGTAAGTTCAGATAATAACTTACAATTTAATTCATTTACTGATGGTGAATCACTCAGTGCAACAGAAAATGTTGTATATGGTAATACAACTATAACATCTGGAACTCCTTTTGCTTCATTGGTTTCCGAGGATGCAACTTCAACTGGTTCTGCTGCTTTTATTTCAAAAGGGGTGTATTTTGTTAGAGGATTTTTCGTTAATGTTTCGGATCAGACAATAATTTTAGATAATTATACAAATAATCCTTCGTATAGAGTGGGATTGCAGATAAATGAAACACTTGTTAATGCTAAAGAAGATAATAGTTTATTTGATAACGCTAAGGGATTCACTAACTTTGCTGCACCAGGTGCAGATAGACTCAAAATAGAATTAGTATTAAGTAAAAAAATACTAACAGATAAGAATGATACAAACTTCATTGAACTTATGAGAGTTGATGAAGGTAAAATAAAAGTGATGAATAGTAAGAGTGATTATAATAAAATAAGAGATTGGATAGCAGAAAGAACTTTTGATGAGTCTGGAGATTACACTGTAGAACCTTTTAAAATGGGTTTATTTAACTCATTAAATGATAATTTAGGAAATAATGGTTTGTTTTTTGAAGATGATACAACAGATCAAGAAAATATACCTCTGATGATTTGATGTGTTTAAAATTATCAGCAGGTGAGGCATATGTAAGGGGATATGATATAGAAAAAGTGGGAACAACTATTATTGATATTGATAAACCAAGAAATGTAGGTATTAGAAGTGATATTGGTATTGGATTTGAGATGGGAAATATATTAAAATTAAATAATGTTACTAAAGGAATCATAGGTCAGGGAGATGTTATACGATTATTTGATAATTTTAATAGTGCAGGTGAAAACATAGGGAGTGCAAGAGTTTATTCGTTTAATTTGGAGGATGCCCCTTATTCATCTGCAGATGGATCTACAAG